CCGACCGTACTTGCAATGCCTGGTTAGTCGGTGGCCCCATTACGAAAGGCAAATATGAAAGCAACGAAAGGTCAGAAGAAAGTAGCTAAAGTACTTCGTGAGTATAAAGCTGGAAGTCTACATTCTGGAAAGAAAGGCCCAGTTGTTAAATCTAAAAAACAGGCCATTGCTATTGCTCTCTCTGAAGCTGGAATGTCGAGGAAGCGCAAATGAAACAAGGACTCTACTCAAATATCCATGCTAAACGCGCTAGGATCGCCGCTGGTAGCGGTGAGAAAATGAGAAAGCCTGGAACTAAGGGCGCACCTACCGCGAAAGCGTTTAAAGCAGCCAAAAAAACTGTTAAAAGAGGTCGATAATGATTAAAAGGGGTAAAGAGCAGTTTCAAGGTTTTAACAAACCAAAGAGAACCCCAAGCCATCCGACTAAAAGCCATGCAGTTTTGGCTAAGTCTGGTGATACTGTTAAATTGATTCGTTTCGGTCAACAAGGTGTATCTGGCTCTCCCGCTAAAGCTGGAGAATCAGAAGCAGACAAAGCTCGACGGAAATCATTTAAAGCAAGACACGCACAAAACATTGCTAAAGGTAAGCTATCCGCGGGTTGGTGGAGCTCAAAGGTTAAGTGGTGATTTCCTTTTGATTTATGGTATTCTCTGCAAAACCTCTAGGTGACAACCCGCATCGGGCCTCCTTACTGATATTTAAGGATTTCTGATGCGGGAATATTCTGTAGGCGCAACCCCAACTGCCGGATCTACCACGACACTGTACACAGTGCCGACGGGGTATCGTGCGCTATGGAATCTTTCTTATCTTCATAATACCGGCGGATCGACTAAACATATCACTTTGTCTTGGTATGACTCTAGCGCATCTGCTACTTATGATATTTTAAAAGAATATAATTTCAATTCTAAAGAATATCTAAAATTTGATGGTGGAGCTTATATTGTATTAGAAGAAGGTGATCAAGTAAAAGCCACTCCTGAATCTGGAAGTGCTTTTACTGTAATTTTAACCTTCGTTGTTAAAGGAAATCAAAGAGAATGAGCAAAACATATTTACAAGCTGTTAATGATGTTCTGGTCAGGCTCCGCGAAGTCCAGGTATCTACTGTTACGCAAACTTCTTACTCTACTCTCATTGGTAAGTTTGTAAACGATGCGAAACGTCAAGTCGAAGATGCGTTTAACTGGAACGCATTATTTACCAATGTAACAGTAACTACATCTGCTGGAGTTAGTTCATATTCCGTCACTGGTAGCGGTAATAAATTCCGTGTCTCTGATGCTATCAATGTAACGTCAGAGATTCCTCTGCAAAACATTTCATTTGCTGAGATGAACCGGTATTTGAGCTTCGGAACTCCTGCTCAGAATATCCCTGTTTATTATGCTTTTAACGGTGTAGACGGTAGTTACGACACAAAAGTAAACGTATTCCCTGTTCCTGACAATACTTACTCACTTAAATTCTCGCTGATTATCCCTCAAGCTGAACTGTCCTCAGATTCTACTGTTATTAAAGTAGCAGACGATCTTGTAATTCAAAACGCATATGCTAGGGCTTTAGTAGAACGTGGTGAGGACGGTGGACTTAACAGTTCTGAGGCTTATGCTATTTATAGACAGATGCTGTCAGATTACATTGCTTTAGAAGCTACTCGTTATCCTGAATCTCAAGAGTTTATTGCTATCTAATGGCGCAACCACTTCAAATCTTTGCTATCGCAGCACCAGGGTTTTTCGGATTAAATACCCAAGACTCTCCTTTAGACTTAGCTTCTGGTTTTGCTCTAAATGCGACGAATTGTATTATTGACCAATATGGCCGTATTGGATCAAGAAAAGGTTATACAAAGGTAAACTCCAGTTCTGGTTCTTTAGGTTCTAACGAAGTTCAAGCATTACACGAACTTATTGAATCTGATGGTACGTCAACTGTTTTATTTGCTGCGAATAATAAGTTATTCAAACTTAATTCAAGTAATGTCGTCGTTGAGCTTACTTACGGCGGCGGTGGTTCTGCCCCTACCATTACTGCGAATAACTGGAGTATTGCGACATTAAACAATATCGCATACTTTTTTCAGACAGGACATGACCCGTTAATATACGATCCTACTGTAAGTAATACAACGTATCGCAGAGTCTCTGAAAAGACCGGATACTCTGGTACTGTCCCTAGTGCGAATATCGCATTAAGTGCTTACGGTAGATTATGGGTGGCTAATACCTCTACTAATAAAGTTACGCTTTCGTTCTCTGATCTTCTTGCTGGACACATTTGGGATACCGGAACCGCAGGAAGTCTTGATGTATCTAGGGTTTGGGGTGAGGGTGTAGATGAAATCCAGGCCCTAGCATCTCATAACGGATACTTATTTATCTTTGGCAAGAATCAGATTCTTGTCTATAAAAACGCCACGACTCCTGCTGACTTGGTTATTGATGACGCAATCATAGGTACAGGATGTATCGCTAGAGACAGCGTTAAGTCTATTGGTACTGATGTGTTGTTTTTATCAAACACTGGTATTCGTTCCTTACTTAGAACCATTCAAGAAAAGTCACTTCCATTCCGCGATCTTTCAAAGAATGTGCGAAATGACTTGATGAATATTGTCTCAGGTGAAGATTTAACAAAGATTAAGTCTGTATTCTCTGAGAGAAACGCTTTTTATCTGATTACTTTACCTTCTGTAAAACAAATTTATTGTTTTGATACTAGAGGTCAGTTACAAGACGGTTCCTCCAGGGTTACTGTTTGGAACTCTATCGACCCTAAAGCTCTTTACTCCAAAGCAAATGGCGATCTGTTATTAGGTAAAACTGGTTATGTAATGAAATACACCGGATACCAAGATGACGGTTCTTCATACAGGATGCAGTATTACACCAACTACGCAGATTTAGGTAACGTATCTCAAACATCTGTACTTAAAAGAATCTCCATTGTTGTTATTGGTGGAACTAATCAATACGTCACTTTTAAGTGGGCATTTGATTTAAGTAGTAATTACTTATCAGATAACGCACAAATTCCCATTCAAGGCATTTATGAATATGGTATTGCTGAATATGGTGCAAATGGATCACCTGTTGCGTATTACAGTGATGGACAACTTATTCAGACATTAACCGTATCTGGTACTGGAACAGGTAAATTAGTTCAAACAGGTTACGAGTCAGACATTAACGGCGCTGCATTGAGTATTCAGAAAATCGAGATTCAGGCCAAGAACGGAAAACTTAGCTAGGAACAATCATGTCAAATTATGTAAAAAGCACGAATTTTGCAACAAAAGATTCTCTATCTGCTGGCGATGTTAATAAGATCGTCAAAGGTACTGAGATTGACACAGAATTCAATAACATTGCTACTGCTATATCTACAAAAGCAGACACGGCGAGCCCTACGTTTACCGGAACCGTAACGCTTCCTTCTGGTGCTGTTGGTGTTACTCAGTCTTACGGTGATAACGATACTTCTTTAGCTACAACTGCTTTCGTTCAGGCAGCTTTGCAAGCCTTGTATCCTGTTGGTTCTATTTATACAAACGCTACTAACGCAACAAACCCCGCAACTTTATTTGGATTTGGCACCTGGACGGCCTTTGGCGCTGGTCGCGTACCCGTTGGTTTTGACTCAACCAATGCGTTGTTTGACGCTGCTGAAGAAACGGGCGGTAGTGCTGATGCAATCATTGTCAGCCACACTCACACCGCAACTGTTACAGACCCATCTCATTCTCATGCTTATTTAGATGTAGGTCGTGATGCCTTTGTATATGGAAGCACATCAGGGCCAGATTTTAACTCTACTACTGCTTCTACTAGTACGACAACATCTACTGCTGTCACAGGAATTACTGTTTCAAATAGTACAACTGGTTCAAGTGGCACAAATGCTAATTATCAACCATACATTACTGTTTATATGTGGAAACGGACTGCTTGAAGATACCTGTAATTAAAACTGATGATTACATTATCTACACAGAAGACGTAAATGGTTTGTTATTTGTCCACATGGATGTATTTAAATGGACAAAAAAGATAAAGAAAGAGTTTGTTAAAGATTGGAATGATTGGGCTGAAAAACAGAAACAAGATATATACGCAATGCCGTTTATAGACGATGAAAAGATGTACAAATGGTCTTTGATTACAGGTTTTGAGGTAGTTGAGAATCACAAATGTTTAGATGGAATAACTAGAAAGCTGTATCTCTGGAGAGAAAATTATGGGTAATTTTGTCGCCCCTGTCTTGGGGTATATGGGAGCAAGAAAGCAAGCGTCTGCGGCTGAAAATGCTGCTCGTGCATCTGCTGAAGCTCAAACTGAAGCCGCAAGGATCGCCGCTGAAGAAGCGCGGTTCCGTCCCATCGGGATTACGACTAGGTTCGGTCAATCCCAATTTGGGTACGATCCTACGACTGGGCGAGTATCCTCTGCGGGATATGAAGTCTCTCCTGAGCTTAAAGCCTATCAAGATAGGATTATGGCTCTTACGGGTCAAGGTCTTGGGTTTGCTGAACAAGCCCCAGGTCTTTACGCCCCGTTACAGACCGCCGCTACTGGCTTATTTGGATTAGGCCAACAGTATCTCGCGGAGTCTCCCCAACAGGCCGCAGAACGGTATATTGCACAGCAACAAGAGCTTTTAGCGCCTTCCAGAGAGCGCCAATTTGCTCAACTGCAAAACCGGTTATTCCAGACTGGTCGGGGTGGATTAGCCGTAGGCGGTACTTCTGCCCGTCC